AGAGCGGTCGCGATGACCCGAGCGCGAAATGAGTGGATTTGCGGGGGGGTATTCAGGACGGACATGGTGGGCCCCTTAGGCAGAGAAGTGAATGGTGATGTAGAACACACTGCGGACCCGGCCATCTGGCACGCCCATGCTGCGATATTGACGTAGCTGGCCGGTGAGGGTCCAGCGCTGGAACTTGTAATCGGGATACTTCCGGCTATTCTCGCGAACACACAGCTCACGATCTGCGAGGGCTGCTTTGCGGGCATCCTCGCGGCTCATGCCCTGGTCTTCGTAGTCGAGGGGATCGAACCGGACTTGTTGGCCATTGGTGAACATGGTGGGCTCCTCAGCAGCGGTTGATGTTACCCGTCGACGGGGTGATCTTGATCCCGGCCCCATTCGAGATAAGGATAAAGACGGCCTGGGCCCCGGTGTGGTCGGTCGATTCCTCGCAAGACTCGACCATGTCTTCTTCGGACATCAGGCCGCATTCGATCAGGGCGGCCTCGATCTCGATATCGCCCCATTCGAGGCTACCATCGAGGAAGGACTGGCATGCGGCCACGAGACGGGGGGAGGGGGTGATTGCCACGATAGGCTCCTATTAACTATGGAGGGAGGGGAGAATCTTAATTAGACCATGCGGGGGACCGGCTGTCAATCCCCCTTGGCTCTCACAGGACCAGGGTCCCATTACGCCAGATCCGGGTCGCACGACCCGACTTGACCGAACGCATGAAAACCCTGAAGGCGGTCCCTATGCGGGGAGTGCTTATCGTCTCAAGGCGACGGCCTTCGATCCAGGTGATGGTGAACATGCCGGGCTCCTATCGATCATATTTCACGTGAATCCCCGGCTCTCACCGGGGATCGGGGGGATCAGGCCTTGCAGGCCGCGACCAGGGCCAGGATCTCGCCTTCGGTCACGAAGCCGTTCTTCATCTGGCCGCGAAGCTTATTACGCAGATTCATCGACTGCTGGCCGGGATTCAGATGGAGGTAGGGGTTGCCTTCAAGCTTCATGGCGCGAATACAGACCGAGAGAACCTGTTCGCGGGTGAGGCTCGCGAAGGCATTCGCCACGCGGTCGTTGCAGTGGGGGTTGCCGTTCGCGCCCTTGACGTAGACCTTACGCGCCGCGACCAGGGCCAGCATGGGGCCGGCGTAACGGGTCTTCTCATCGGCCGGCTTGACAGGGCGGCCGGTCACGTCAAGACCCATGTCGGCCAGAATCGCTTCAACCGTCATTCCGGTCGCGGCGGCATCTTCGGTGGCGGCCTTGATCGCATTCGCGGCATATTCGGCGGCGTGATCGCGGGGGGCCGGGGCGGGTTCGGCGGCTGCGTATGCGGCGGCGCGATCAAGACGATTCTGGCCGACACGGATCGGAGTGCAACCAGCTGCCTTCTCTGCCTTGCGTGCGGCTGCGAGGGCGCGGCGGGATTCGGCTTTGCGTGTCTTTTCGGCCGCTGCTGCGGTCGCGACTTGCTCGGCGGTCTGATTGAGGGGCTTGATCGGGTTGCGGCGTGCCATGATGGGCTCCTATCGGCTATGAGGGGGGTCCGGGGCCCCGGCCAGTTCCCCGGCCGGGGGTGGCGGGATCACCTCCCACCACCAGAATTCCATTAGACCACAGCCGGCGGCGTCCTCCAATTATATCCGTCTTAATTGTCTTGATGGGGCCGATAGAGCCGGCCTATTGTCGGGGGGCCGAGGGCAGTGTTGCGTGAAACCAACGCCCAGGAAGGTATCTCCCGGGCCCGCCGTTGCGTTTCACGGCCCGCCGGCATATCAATACCGGCCCGGAGAATGGCCCTCGGGACTAGGTCGGGGCCGGTGAGGTGTGGGCCGTTTCACGTGGAACGGAGGACGCAATCCGGGGATCGAGAGTCAGGATACCCCCCTCCACGGCAGACCATGGAGGGGGGTATGGAGTGGTATAGGAGGGGGGGTATCTCGGGCCATCTGGCACGAATCTTGCTTGTGTAACAAGAGTGTAAGTATTCGCGACCCCCTCCCGGATCCCCTCTATATACCCCTCCATGGTCCGGGAGGGGGTATCTCTCCCGGGGCGCTCTATACCCCTCTATACCACTCTATATATCTGACGGGGGTGTGGTATCGGTGTCGGCAGAGGAGACGGTGGGGAGCCGGGAGACGGGACACGGAGAGCCGCATGGGACAGAGATATGGAGTGGTATAGAGTGGTATAGAGTGGGGGGGTATCCGTGGAGGGGGTATCCAGGGATAGAGGACGGCAGGGCTTGATTCACGTGGAACATCCGCGACCGCGGTGCCCCGGGGTATGGACGGGCCGGGCCCGAGCCGGGGCTTGATTCACGTGGAACATGGGCGAAGTACCCAGTTAGCGCTTACTCATCTTGCACTGCACCACCCCCAGTAAGTACTTACTAACCCCTTCCCTCCCCAGTTAGCGCTCACTCCGGCAAGACCCGTGCCAATATTCAGAGGCCCGGACCCGCGAAGTAAGCACTTACTAACCGGGGGGAGGGCAAAGGCGGAAGCGCAAAAAAGCGTATGTTCTAGGTTCTCTCGCTTTCGAAATATTCCGTAAATATAGGGGTGTCAATCATGCCTCACGTCCTGTTGTCTATTGTCCCTGCTCCCCGGATTGTGCTATACTCCTCACATGAGCGATGCTGTCGAGTTAACGCGAATTTTGAGTCCGGCTGAAGAGAATTTTGTTCTCGCCGTGATCGAGTATGCAGGTAACTTGAAGGCCGCCTGGATTTCCGTGTTCGGAGAATCATCGTCTCCGCGAGCGCGGGCTCACGCCATGTTGTTACGGCCGGAGATTTCGGCCCGTTATCACGAGCTCACGAAGACGGTCAAGGATCTGTCTTTGGTGACACTCGAATCTCATGTGAGTGAACTTGCTGAGATTCGAGATCTTGCGAAAGTGACGGGATCACTGAAGGTCGCTCTTGCTGCTGAACGTGCACGGGGTGAGGCCGCCGGTCTTTACATCGGGAAAATGGGGCAGGCAGCGCTTCCAGCACCTACTCCGGTTCCAAACGAATCCAGCCTGGAAAATTTGGCGCACCGGCTGGTTGCCTTACAGCGCGCCCAACGCAATTCAGGAGTGATAGATGTCGAAGCGACAGAAGTCCCCGTCCAAGCCCAAGCCGGCTGATGGTGGTTCCCTCAAGTGTCCGAATCTGATGACGACCAATCCGAATCGTCAGCAATTCGAACCCACCCCGGCACAGCCGATCCGTCAACGCGCCCGTATGGGCGGAGCCTGAGAACCGAACCATGTTGGAAGATTTCCTGAAGTGGATGCCCCCCGAACAAGCCGATTTGGCCCGCAAGGTCTTCGTCGAGCTGTTCTCGCGCATCGAGAAGCTCGAACAAGCTTCGGCGCCCCCGCCGGTGATTCCCGCCCCGCAGCTGCCGAACTGATCTGAGCATGTTCACGTCTCAACTCCCGAAAGCAAGCACCGAAACCCGGTCGCTTTTCGTCGACTTTTTGTCGCTTCTACAACAAGGGGAGACAATATCGACGCAAGTATGCACGGCGTCGGTGTTTTCGGGGGTTGATGCGTCACCTTCGTCCATAATCTCGGGCGCAGCATCCGTGAATGGCACGAAGGTATATCAGAAAGTCACCGGCGGTGTGAACGGCGCCATATACCTGCTCAAGTACACTATCACGACGTCTCTTGGTAATACGCTGTCAATTTTCAGCTATCTGGCTGTGGTGGACAACCCCCTATGAGCGGCATTACCGTTTTGGATGTCACCATCGGGGACATCACCGAAGAAGTGGACAAGCTCCAGCGTGTGGATGGTCCGCATTCATCCCTTTACGCCATGGGTGCGATTGACGCGCTCATGTGGGTGTTGGGCAGTGCCCCGCCCGCCAGCGAAGGTGGGCTGAAAAAGTTCCCAGTGGTTTTGACATCACATGACCACTGAGCGGGTAAAGCTCACCGCAGAATTGATCGAGGCGTTCGCTGGAACGTTCCTCAGCCCTCTCTACGATAATCCTCAGCCGACGCCGGATCTGCACCGGATCTGCTGGGATATATATTGTCAGGATGAAGAGTTGGCGGCTGTAGCCGCCCCCCGCGAACACGCCAAGTCCACCGCATTGACGCACGATTATGGGCTTGCAAACGCAATGTTCCGGGCGGAAGATTATATCATCATCGTTTCGGCGACCGAAGATTTGGCGATGGGGCATCTGGCCGACATCGCCAAAGAGTTGCGTGAAAATGATGATATGATCCGCGAATTCCGGATCAAGAAGTTGTCTGTTGATTCGAAAACAGACATTATCGTTGATTTCGAAGATGGTCACCAATGCCGGTTCCTTGCGAAGGGGTCCGGCCAGAAGATGCGTGGCCTGAAGTGGAACGGCAAGCGCCCCGGTCTGATTCTATGTGATGATTTAGAAGAAGATGAACAGGTCGAGAATATAGATCGGCGGGTCAAGTTCCGTCGTTGGTTTTACCGTGCGCTCCTCCCCTGTCGTCGTCGTGGCGGTAAGGTCCGTGTTCACGGCACGATCCTGCACGAAGATTCGGTTCTATCCCGATTGATGAAATCGGGATCATGGAAAACCAGGGTTTTCAAGGCGCACGCCGGATTCGATGACTTTTCGGATATTCTCTGGCCCGAACAATTCCCAGAAGAACGACTCAGGAAGATCCGGCAAGCGTTTATCGATGACGGAGACGCGGCCGGATATTCGCAAGAGTATCTCAATGATCCGTTCGACAATTCATCGGCATACCTCCGCAAGGATGATTTTCTGCCGATGAATGATGATGACCATGATGCCTATAAGAAAATGGCGGTCGGGTGTGACTTCGCCATTTCAAAGAAAGATCGCGCGAACCGAACATCGTTCACTATCGGCGGTAAGTGTGCACGGAATCTTGTCCACTTCACGGATCAACGGGTAGACCGTTGGGACACGAATGAGTGGATGGAAGAAATGTTCGCCATTGAAGAAAGATACCACCCTGAAGCATTCTTCGTTGAAGATGGAACCATCTGGAAGTCCATCTGGCCAACATTGAAGAAAACCATGCAGCAGCGGGATATCTGGATGAATTGCATCCCCATCCCTCCGATCAAGGACAAGGCCGCTCGGGGCCGCCCATACCAGAAACGTATGCGGGCGGGCGGGTGCAGGTTTAATAAAGAAGCAACATGGTATCCGGGGTTTGAAGCCGAGAACCTGAGGTTCACCGGCAATTCCGACGCCATTCTCGATGATCAGTTCGACTCCGCCGCCATATTGGTAAAGGGCTTCGATACGATCGCGGATGTTGAAGAAGAAGATGAAATGGACGATGACGAAGTCGAAATGCGTCGTCAAGATCCCCGAAAGAAGTCGGGTCGGTCACAAGTAACCGGATATTAAAATGGCAACGAAAAAAGTGTCTTCCAAAGCCAAGGCTGTTCGACTCAATAGCCTTTCCGATGACAAGCGTTGGCAGGCCCAGGAAGATCTGCGCACCTTGCAGCGGGCGCAAGAAATTCAATTGAGTAAATCGCGTGTCGCGGCGGCGCAGCGTGAAGCGAACACCCAAATGCAGGCCCTTGCGAAGGTCAAAAAATGCTGAATGTCGACACCAAGATCAAAATCACCAAAGAGGTGATGAATGCTCCCGATCTGACCGGCCGATTTTCCGAAGAGGATCTGGCTTCCATCGGTAATCATGTATTCGAAGGGTATATCCGTGATGTGCAGTCCCGGAGTAGTTGGGAAGCACGCACCGAAGCGGCCATGGACTTGGCTATGCAGGTCCAAAAAGACAAGAATTTTCCTTGGCCGGGGTGTTCGAATGTTGCATTTCCGTTGATCACCATCGCGACCCTGCAATTCCATTCTCGCGCATACCCGGCCATTGTCCCGAATCGGGAGATTGTACGTTACCGTGTCTCGAATCCCGACCCTCAAGGGGCCGAATTCATTCGGGCCCAAAAGATCGGTGCTCACATGTCTTATCAAGTCATGGAGGAGGACCATTCCTGGGAAGAGCAGCACGATCGTCTCCTCATAAATGTTCCCATTGTCGGATGTGCCTTCAAAAAGTCCTACTATTCGGGCTCGAAGATGCATAATTTGTCCGACTTGGTCCTGGCCCAGGATCTGGTGATGGATTATTATGCGAAGAGCGTGGAAGAATGCGCTCGTAAGACCCATGTCTACCCCATGTTCCGGAATGAGGTTCATGAGAAGTCTTTGATGGGCACCTTCCGTGATGTGACGGAAGAGGCATGGTTCACTCAGTATTCCGCCCCCCATCACGACAAAGCGGACACCCATTCGGACCGCCGACATGGTACGAATCAACCGCAAGCCGATTCCGATACTCCGTTCATTTTGCTTGAGCAGCATGTCGGGCTGGACCTCGATGGCGATGGGTACAAAGAACCTTACATCGTGACCATCGAGAGAGAATCGAAGAAGGTTCTCCGGGTGGTCGCTGGATTTGACCGGTGGGAGGATGTGCAGTTCACTACTGACGGCAGGATCATCAAGATCATTCCGACACAGTATTTCACGAAATATGGCTTTGTCCCATCCCCCGATGGTGGTGTCTATGATATCGGGTTTGGTGCCCTGCTCGGTCCTTTGAACGAGTCTGTGAATTCGCTCGTCAACCAATTGATCGACGCTGGTACGATGTCAACAACGGCCGGCGGCTTCCTGGGGCGGGGGGCTAAGATCCGGTCGGGCACGGCCACATTCGCTCCTCTCGAATGGAAACGCGTTGATTCGACTGGCGATGATCTGAAGAAATCGATATTTCCGTTGCCGGTCCGTGAGCCGTCGATGGTCTTGTTCCAACTCCTGGGTATGCTGATTACATACACCAACCGGATTTCGGGCGCGACCGAGACTCTGGCCGGTGAAAACCCCGGGCAAAATACCCCCGCGTCGACCAATGATTCCATGGTCGAACAAGGCATGAAGATTTATGCCGCCATTTTCAAGCGCATTTGGCGGTGTCAACGCGAAGAGTTCAAGAAGCTGTATCGGCTCAATGCAACTTATCTGCCCGATGAATCGAGATTCGGTGATTCCGGTATCGTGATTCGCCGTGAAGATTACAAGGCCGATGAAAACCGGATCACGCCGGTCGCGGACCCGAGTGCCATGTCTCGGCAACAACGCATTCAGCAGGCCATGGCGTTGAAACAGTCTGCCGTATCGACTCCGGGATATGATATCCCCGCTGTTGAGCGGCATCTGTTGCGTGCCATGGAAGTCGATGGGTGGGAAACACTATACCTCGGTCCGGACAAGACACCTCCCATCAAGAACCCCCGCGTTCAAGTGGAGGAAATGAAGCTCCGGGCCAAGCAGATGCAGATGAAGGCCGATACGCAGATGTTCGTGGCCGATCTGATGGAGCAACGACGACTCAACACGGCGAAGATCTTGCAGCTGGAGGCTCAGGCTGCTAAACTCGCGGCAGAGGCGGGTGGAGTTCAGGCGGGACATGAGATAGCCGCATTCGAAGCTGCCCTAGGAGCACTTAAGTCACATGATGAAGCGATGCGGCACCGCATCGAACTCATGTTGAAGTCAATGGAGATAGACAATGCCGGTGAGCAAGCCAAGCGTGACGGAGCAGGAATTCAATGATTGGCTCCAGCACCCCGTCACTCTCGCGATCAAGGAGTACCTGAAGCGCGAGATCGAAGCCAAAAAGGAAGAGTGGGCGTCTGGTGTTTTCACCGACCAGTCGCAATATTCCACAGCAATCTTGAATGCGAAAGCAATCGGGGTGTGCGAAGCCCTCACCAGGGTCGGTGAACTTGAGTTCAGTCAGCTAGGAGATATGGATGCGTAACACCAGTGGTCTGGCCCCTTTGGGTCGTGCGGTTCTCGTCGAGTTCTATGAACCCGAACGGGTCAATTCCCTGATCGAAATTCCGGATGTGGTCCGTGATCGTACCCTCATGATCGAGCAGCGCGCAATCATCGTCGAACTCGGCCCGGCCTGTTGGCCTGACGAGCCGGCTCGCGCGGGTGTCGGTGACAAGGTCCTGATTTCCAAGATGGCTGGCTACATGGCCATCGGCCCTTCGGACAACAAGCGTTACCGGATCATCAATGATCGCGATATCTTCGCGAAGATCACCGGGGAAGCTTGATCATGGCCGGTGAAAATATCGAGCAAGAAGCCCGTTCGATGGGCTGGGTCCCTCAGGCCGACTTTCGCGGGGATCCGGCGCGCTGGGTTGACGCGGATACGTTCGTGGAGCGCGGGCATACTGTCATGCCGATTTTGCGCAAGAACAACGAACGGCTGGAAGGCACGGTCAAGGCCCAGCAGGCCGAACTGGCCCGCATGAAGGGTATGATCGAAGCGGGCCAGGAAGCCATCGCCGCTCTCCAGGAAGTTCATACTTCCGCGACCAAAGCTGCTGTCGAAAAGGCCAAGGCCGATTTGCTCAAGGAGCTCAAGGATGCGAAGCGCGATGGTGATGTCGATCGTGAAGTCGAGATCACCGAAGCATTGGCCGACATCCGGGTCAAACAGGCCGACGCCGGCCCAGTCCAGAAGCAGGCCCCCCAATCTTCGCAGACCGGCGCGGCCACCGATCATCCCGACTTTGCCCCGTGGAAATCCGACAACCCCTGGTTCGGATCTGATCAACGCAAAACCATGAGGGCCATGGGTATCGCTCAAGAGCTGCGCTCTGACCCGGCCTTCGACAGCCTCGAAGGCCGCGCATTCTTCGACAAGGTTGTCGAAGTGATGGATCAGCGCTCCGGTGCTTCGACTGTCTCGACCACGAAGGTTGCGGGCGGGGCTGGTCCTTCCACGCCCTCCTCGGGGGGCGACAAAGGATACGCGGGACTCCCGGCCGATGCGAAGGAAGCGTGCGATCGTCAAGGTCAGCGGTTGGTCGGGCCCGGCCGTGCATTCAAGGACGAGAGTGCTTGGCGTTCCTACTACGCCAAGCTGTACTACAACCAAGGCAATTGAACATGAGTCAGAATCAAGTCAAGGCGAATCCCGCAACTACCTCTGCCGCGACTTTGGCCGCGACTCGGCAGGAGCGGCAGCGCATCCCGATGTCGGTCCCCAATCCGAAATTGGCTGTCCCGGATGTCCCGGGATACCATTTGCACTGGATGCTGGGCACCCCTTCGCGGATCGCGCAGGCAATGAAGGCCGGTTACGAATTCGTCGACCCCGATGAGGTTGACGTCGTGAACACCGGTCTTGCGGACGACGCGTCGTCCTCTGGCAATACCGATCTTGGTACCCGCGTCAGCGTCGTCGCTGGCAGCGGCACCGATTCGAACGGCCAGGAAGAGCGCCTCTATCTGATGAAGATCCCCCAGGAATGGTGGGAGACGGACCAGAAGCAGCTCGAAGACAAGAACGAGGGAATCGCCGCCGCTATTCGCGGTGGTACGGCCGGTCGTGACGGCAATCCTCACGGGAGTGACCAAGTGTACATTCCCGAGCAACACCGTCGCACTGTCGCCGACATCTTCAACCGCAAGACTCGGAGAACCTGATCATGGCAAATGCCAACAAGCCGATGGGACTGTCGCCCGTGCAGTACCTGAATGGCTCCCCCTGGAACGGGCAAGCGCGCCTCTACTCGATCGCCGCTGGCTACGCGACCGCCCTCGCCGTTGGTGATCCTGTCATCAGCTCCGGCACGGCCGATACCAATGGTGTCCCCGGCATCACCATTTACGGTGGTACTGGTGCCATCCGTGGTGTCATCGTCGGCCTGGGCAAGTACGAGGGCCTCATCGCCAATCCGTCGAACCTCGACAGCATCATCCGCCCGGCGTCCGATCCTGCCGTGTGGTACGCCATGGTCGTCGACGATCCGAACGTGTTGTTCGAAGTTCAGGAAAACGCCAACGGTACCCAGCTGGCTGCGACCGAAATCGGCCTGAACACGGTCCTGAAGTCGGGCACCAACAACGGCTTCTACTCGGGCTGGCAGTTGTCCAGTGTCACCGATGCGACGCCGGCCACGACCGCGACCCTCGCCGTTCGCCTGATGGGTCTGGTGCGCAAGGCCGACAACGCCTTCGGTGCGAATGCCAAGCACCTGATCAAGATCAACGTTCACGAACTGGGTTCGGGCACCGGCGCGGCCGGCGTCTAATCCAGATCTCAACTTCAAGGAGAATCAGCTATGGCTGGCGTCATCAATACCGGTACCCATCCCAAACTGCTCTGGCCGGGCATCCACGCCACGTGGGGTCAGGTCTACGCCGAACACACGACCGAGTACACCGATCTCTACGATGTGCTCGACTCCGACAAGGCGTACGAGCAGGAAGTCCAGGTGACCGGTTTCGGCCTCGCCCCGATCAAGGGCCAAGGTGCCCCGGTGTCCTACGATTCCGAATCGCAGGGCTTCGTGACCACGTACACGCACATCGCGTATGCGCTCGGTTACATCGTGACCCACGAAGAGCTCAAGGACAACCTCTACGAGGAAGTCTCGATGCGGCGTGCGAAGGCGAACGCGTTTTCGATCAATCAGACGATCGAAAACGTCGGGGCCTTCCTGTACAACAACGCCTTCAGCTCGTCGTTCTTCACGACCGCCGATGGTCAGGCGTTGTGTTCCACGGCTCACGTGAACAGCACCGGCGGCACCTTCAGCAATGCCCTGAGCCCGGCGGCCGATCTGGCCGAATCGAGCCTGGAAGATCTGACCATCCAGATCATGGGTGCGCAGAACGACCGTGGCCTGCTGATCAACATCATGCCGACGAGCCTGCACATTCCCCGGCAGGAATGGTACAATGCCAATCGCATCCTGAAGTCGGTGCTCCAGTCCAATACCGCCAACAACAACATCAACGTGCTGAAGGCGACCAATGCCTTCCCGGGCGGTATCAAGCTGAACCACTACTTCACGGCGCCGCACGCGTGGTTCGTTCGCACGAACTGCCCGAGCGGCATGCAGCTGTTCTGGCGTGAACGGCCCGGCTTCGACCAGGACAACGACTTCGACACCAAGAACGCGAAGGCCGCGACCTACATGCGGTTCAGCGTTGGTGCCACCGATCCGCGTGGCATCTTCGGTTCCAACGGACCGTAATCGACGGCCTCGAATGCAGTAAGGGTTACTGGTTAACCCCCTGGGGGATGCGAGGTCCCCTATCCTTCACGCCGCAAGGCGTGTACCCAACACGTGAAGGACATATATCATGGGTTCTCCTGTTCGTTTCACTTGGGGTTTGACGACCTCTTCCAAGAATTCCCCTCTCGGCGACTTCCCCTTCCCTGACCCCTTCCATACCGGTTCGAATCCCGGCCTGGATGTCGTCAGCTACGCCAACGATTTCTTCGGCATCGGCTCGACCACGTCGGATTGGACGATCGTCGGGGTTTCCTCGACTTTCGCCACTGTCGACGGGCTGGGTGGTGTGGTTGCTGTCACGCCCGGCGCTGCCACGACCGCGACCACGGTGTATCAGGCCAAGAGTGGTTTCCAGGTCATTTCTGGGAACGATTTCTGGTATCTGTGCCGCATCAAGCCGTCTGCCGTTGCCGGTGCGGTGTCCTACTACTTCGGGCTCCAGAATGGCGCGGCGGCCACGCACGGTATCTGGTTCTCCAAGGCCGCGTCGAGTACGAGTCTGAATCTGGTGTCGACGGTGAACAGTGTCGCGACCACACTGGTTACCGGTGTCGACACGGCGGTCGCTGGCCAGTTTCACGATGTCGGG